GGGTATTCGACCGGAATACGGACATACTTCACTTTTTTCTTTTTAGGTGCTGCTGGAACCAGACTAGCTTGGTTTGCGTCCTTTAAAGGAGTCTTCAATTCTTTACGATTGGTAGACCCAACCATACGAATCATATGATTTAAATTAGAAGGTTCTTCTAGCCACAGCAATTCTTTAATTCGTTCAAGTGTGACATTGACAGTCGAGGCCAAAAGTCTATTCTTGATGAACAAGTACAGCTTTTGGTCTATTTGCTGTACTGTAGTCAAATCGGCGGGAAGTTTCGACCGATCGTTGCGCAAATTGTACTCGCGGTATACGATCTCCGCCAGTGTCTCAAAATGACTCTCGTAAGAGCGAAAGGTCGGTATATGCTGTGGAAACAACTTTTCCAGCAGAACAATCTGCTGGTTAGACTCGCTCGGGTCTTGGCATCTCAACTGCAGATAACGGTATGGCACACTCTGCTCGTTGTTCCGCACTGCGAACAACGTCGCGTATTCGTCGCTGATTACGCGGTACTGGGACCCGCTCTTATGCACCAAAAGTAAACCTTGGTGCGTAAAAGGGTACTTCATAGCTTTCACGTAAGCAAAGATTTCGTCCTGAGAAAGAGGTATGCCCTTGGGCTTTGGCAGCGTCTCGACCCCCAAGTCTATTTTCGGGTCAGGATCGGTCGAACCCACCAAATATACTTTCTTCCACTCGGGTGTGCCCGTTTGAACCTTTGGTGTGGGAGTACACACGAAACGGGTATTCTCATCTGCCATAACCATAAAGGTATATTGGCATCTTAGATTTAAACAAGAGATTAAATCTTTTAAAGACATGCCATAACTTTCGAGTAACCCTCGTTCAAATAAATATTTGAACGAGTTAGAAGAACCCCATTTCGACCTCCCGGAATCTAACTTGCCGTGCGTCGAAATGTACCATCTCTTAAAATAGAAAACGCGAATGATTGTTCCTTCATACGAGTATTCAATCTTCATATCTTCCAGCTTATGGTCCAACTCTTCCATTTTTTCTTTACACATGTTTTGTTCATTTTGGGTGAATTCGTAGGGGAAGAAAGAGCCATCGCAAATAATTTGTTTAGTTTTACGATCAATTATGGTTCCTCTGACTCTCCTCAATTTATCCTCGTCTACCGAAAGGGTATTACTGACGCTGCGCGTCAGTTTGGACCGAATCGCTTGGCGTATACAAACGCCGTTCTCGCTAAATGTTAGTTCTGAGCTAAACGAGGTAGCACACTGAATAATCAAATCTTGGTCGGAATCGACCACTTCAATGTATTGTTTTGGTTCTTTGCAGACCGGTATCCTGTTTGGTTCCTTCGGCAAAGCTTCGCTTTGCCCGTTTGAACCAAAGGTTCGAACGGTCGGCCAACCTGCGTCCGCAGGTTGGGTGTGCCTCACCAAACGGGTTTCACCCGTTTGGTTCAGATGGCGCGGACGCGCTGGTATAGTATTTATAATGTTGGTTATAGTCGCCATTATTATTTATTTAACTATTTTTTTGCCGGGACAATCAATTTTCTGCGTTTGAATCCGCCTTGGGCCGAATCATGTGAACCCTTCAGACGGCGCGGGGGTTGACCGACGCTCAAAGACGGAAGGAATAAATGAAAGAACGAGACATTATAGCTAGCCTAAGCCACGCGTACTTCGACCACGTTTTAAAGGACGTTCGGCCATTCCTGGAGTGCTTTAGTCACCTCAATCTTGAACTTTGTGGGATCGCGTTCGAAGAGAGCGATCGAACGATCGATTCTGAAGTGATAGAAAGATTGTTTTTTATGGCGTGTTTAAACTCTAAAGATATGATTCTTCCATTCAATTATCAACCCTTCCCTTCGGCACGCGATTCGGTTGGAAGGGTGGTTGAGGTTAACTTAACAAAAACAATAGATAAGCTTGATTGGTTAACCGATATTGAACCATTCGGAACTAAGAGTAAACAAGGTGTGGTCACCAAAAGTTTAATATTTAACAATTTCTATATTGTGGTGAAAAAGGCCAAGAATTCAAAATTTGATGATATAACAAAAAGAGATTTTTGTGTTGGAATCAGTCTTAACAAAATACTGTGCCATGCCCCGTTTTTCGTAAGAACTTTAGGTTGTTTCGAACACAAGAAGCAATTTTATATAGCGACCGAGTTTATTGACGGAATTAATCTTAAAACTTTCATACAAAATAAGAGGAGCACTTTCGCCGAGTTTTTAAATATTTTATTCCAAATTTTAGTAGGGTTAGAAATAGCTCAAGAAAAATTAAATTTTTCTCATTATGACTTACATACAGATAATGTTATTTTGGTACCTCAAAAAAAACCTTTCACATTTTCACTGTATGGCTATAGTTATACCATGAAACACGTCTATAAACCAATTATGATCGACTTTGGCCTATCTTCAGTGCACACGAAAGGATATACGATAGGCCAGAAAAATCTTGAAGCCAAGGGCATATACAACCGCCTGTCGCCCGGATACGATATATATATATTCCTGCTGTTTTGTATAGACATCGCCCAATCATCTAACATATCCGTCTTCAAAGGTATCACTGACCTTTTGCTCTTCTTCAACCTCGAAACCGCCTTATCCGTGGACATCTTAACCAACAACCATATAAGATGTCTCAGAAAAGGGGTGGGCAACCTTATTCCAAACCAATTTATTAAATATCTTATTCAAAACTATTCTATACATCTTAAGGTTGATATCGAACCAAAAATTGATAATGATAGTTATCTTGGGAAACAACCATTGTCTCTGAGGCTAAAAAATGTTTTTGATGTTGAATTGGAACCCTTTCTGCAACATAAAATAGAATATAAAAAAGGGTTCGTTAAAACTTTGCTGAATAATATTAAAATTTATTATTGGTATAAGGAAAAAATCAACCTGTCTCAGTATGATATTAAGAATTTGTTGGAAGTGGATAAAAAAAACCTTCAGAATTTAATCGACGACTTAAATCTTAGAATATACCCTTCCGCCGAAGGCGGAAGGTTACGGCCCAACGTACGTAGCCCGCAAGGGCGGGCGGAGTACCCTTCCGCAAACGATGAAGATGACACAGAGGTTATACCCTTCCGAAGCTTGGAAGAGACGGCGCCATCAATCACAAGCGAACAAAAAAACTTTTTCTTCGTCGCGTTGGAATACTACCACCTTATTCTTAACTTGGAATTGTATGACCAATACCCATTCTACAAGAAATGGCTAGCGGATTTTAAGGATACTTTCGTCTTCAAGAACATTTTTAAACAACTGAACCAAGTTTTGCATGAGGAAAGACTAAAAAGACTCTGTAACCCCGCATAATGTTCTCAGCGTCGATGGTGCGTTCTCAGCCATCGATGAAAACGGCGCATGCGCTCCGCGTTGTTCAACGATTCTGGTTCCCAATAAATGAATAAATAAATGTCGGCAGAGTGTGATGAATGGAGAGCCAATCCATCTGTAAACCCGTATACGAACCGGTATATTAAAAAGGGAGGCAAGTTATACCACAAACTAGAAGCGGAGTGCGGCACACCGCACTCCAATCGGAAAATTAACCTTGACTGTTTTGAATGGCACGGAGATCCTTCGATTAACCCACGAACATTCCGGCGTATTAAGGCCGGAGGCCCGGCTTATCGAAAACTAGAAAAAAAATGTGGGTCGCCGTCACCACATAGAAGGTCGCCGTCACCACATAGAAGGTCGCCGTCACCACGTAGAAAGTCACCACGTAGAAAGTCACCACGTAGAAAGTCACCACGTAGAAGGTCGCCGTCACCACGAAGAGCCCCTGCTTTCGCGGGTGGAATAGATTGTTTAGAGTGGCACGGGAATCCCAATATCAACCCTAAAACGTACAGACGTATCAAAACCAATGGGCCAGCTTATCGAAAACTAGAGAAAAGATGTGGGTCGCCGACAAAAGTTAACCGCTGATTTAAAATTTTTAAAGTCTATTTAGACTTTAAAAATTGAAATGTTTATTTTTTGGATGTTTTGGACTTAGTTTCTTTCTTCGTCTTGTCTTTGGGTTGGTTGTTTTCCTTCTCTTTTTTAGTCGATTTCTTAGATTTAACCTCTTCTACAACCTTTACTCTTGGGGATCCTTCAGATAGCACATGATCCGGGTCTTTAGGTTTGCGGCCGCGTTTACTGTCCTTCTCGTCTTCAGCCAGTGCGGGTTCTTCAACCTCTTCAAAACAGTTTTTCAAGTACTTTTGCATAGTTGGGTACTTGAGTACAACATCATCTTCGATCTGTAAAAGTTCCCGTAGTTTGGCGTCCGGAGTGATAATTGTTTTGTTGTTTGGGTCGCGCAGTTCGTTATCTTTAATATAGGCGCACAGTACGTTAGTCACGTCGTATCTCGATTTCTGAGTGACGCCGTACTGCCAGTCGTCGACAAACAGTGCCATGCTTTCGGAGATAGGGCGCAACTTTTCTAACCCGGTGTTATGAGACTCTCTGGTTCGTTTAGGCTTGTACTGGATATTCTTATACTTGGTTAGAAGCTTTCTGATCTCCTTGACCTCTCTCAGAGCGTTTCTTAGGTTCTTGCGCATTTCGACAGGCGTTAGGTCCTGAAGTTTAATAGCGCTTTCTATGGTTAAGACTGTGGTGTCAATACCCGCCATAGATTTCTCGAAGTGTTCTAGAGCAATCTCTTTATTCTTGCGTCCTTTCTTAGGAACAATGGTTGCTTCAATGTATTTTGGGGCAATCGAAAACATATTCTTTTATAGTTATATTTATTCTTTATATATTTCATTTTTTTCAACATTTTATAGCAACTATGGTCCAATCACCCATAAAAATATTATTATATAATTTATATACGAATAATATTTTTATGGGTGATTGGACCATAAAGTTCGAACCTCTAAAAGGTTTGCCGAATCTGTGACGTCAGTGATCCGGGCACAAGGGTTCACATAGGCATCCTTGTTTGGACCTTCGGTCCGAAAGGGCGTACGTCCGACAGAGTCGGACTAGCGTCAGCGATACAATAAATGGCGTCGTACATGCTTTTCGACTCGTTACTTCGCTTAACCAACAAGAGAGATAGTTTAACGCACAATGAAAAATTATGGTTAATAGATACTGTAAATAACAAATTAAATATTGAAGGGCAAGAGAAGCTTTATTCTTTATTAGTTATATATAATAAGCAACGTAAAGCTGCCAATACCCTTGGGTCCGGAGGTCCAATTAAACCGCGTGTAGCTTCGGTAAAGGCGGAACCCATCTCGAAGCTTCGCTTCGCCAAATCGTTTAACCTTCCGCCACCCCTCATCGATGGTGCTTCGGATGACGCTTCCGCGTCATCCGAATGTCAAGAACGGTCGGCCAACCTGCGTCCGCAGGTTGGGTGTGCCCGTTCGGAACGGTCGGCCAACCTGCGTCCGCAGGTTGGGTGTGCCCAAAGGGAAGGATATGATCCGATGGATCCATTCTACGACATAGAGAAAGTACATCCACGTCTGCAAACTATATGGTTCGAATTTGCCAGAATGCACCTCAGAATACAACAGAATAACTCTCTGTGCCTTTCAGCGGGTGATCATGTGCCCCTTCTTGACCTTCGGCAAAGCGAAGCTTTGCCCGTTTGAACCTTTGGTTCAAACGGTCGGCCAACCTGCGGACGCAGGTTGGGTGTGCCTCAGTTTGAACCTTTGGTT